AAAACATAGAGGAGACGATACAAGAGAGAAGGAAAGAGACGCAGCACTTCTCAAAGAAGGCTTCCGAGTCCTCCATATCAAAGAACGAGACTACAGAGCAAATCCAAACCAAGTGACAATACAATGTTTGGAGTTTCTAAATGGCTGAATTTACAAAAGAATTTACAACAGATGAGTGGGAAGTTGAAACACCAACAGGATGGCAGTCATTCTCAGGTATAGGTGAAACTATTCCATACAAGGTTTGGGTGCTAAAAACCATCAACTTATCCCTGAGATGTGCAGATAAGCACATAGTGTATAGATTAGACGCTCATACAAATACAATAGAAGAAACTTTTGTTGATGAATTGCATATTGGTGATATTATCCAGACCAAACATGGCTATGAGATTGTCACATCCGTAGAAGAAACAGATGAAATTGTTCCCATGTACGATCTCACTGATGTTGATGGAGGGAATGTCTACTATACCAATGACATTCTTTCTCACAATTCGACAACAATCACCGCATATCTTCTTCATTATATTTTGTTCAATCAGAGTGTGAATGTTGCCATTCTCGCTAACAAGATGGCTACCGCGCGAGAACTTCTCGGTCGTTTGAAACTTGCCTATGAATATCTTCCGAAGTGGTTGCAGCAGGGCATCGTAGAATGGAACAAAGGGTCAATCCAATTAGAGAACGGATCAAGAGTCCTTGCTTCCGCGACTTCTTCTTCGGCAATTCGTGGTGGAAGTTTTTCCGCAATTTTGCTTGACGAATTTGCTTATGTTCCTCAAGAAATTGCAGAAGAGTTTTTCTCGTCGGTATACCCAACTATCTCTTCGGGTACTGAAACAAAACTTATGATTGTGTCCACACCACACGGTATGAATTTGTTCTACAAGTTGTGGACAGATGCGATCAATCGACGAAATTCTTATATTCCATTTGAGGTACATTGGTCTGATGTTCCAGGCAGAGACGAAAAGTGGCGACTTGAAACAATTGCAAATACGAGCGAAGAGCAATTCAACACAGAGCATGGATGTGAATTTCTTGGCTCTATCCAAACCTTAATATCACCCGCCAAACTAAAGACTCTTGCATACATAGATCCCATCGTAAAGAACGGGGATGGTTTTAAGGTATACGAAAAACCCGAACCCAAACATGTATATGTCATGTGTGTGGATACCTCTAGAGGAACAGGAAATGATTATTCCGCATTCACAATAATTGACATAACCCATTCGCCCTACAAATTGGTGGCTATTTTTAAGAATAACATAATTTCCCCGATGGTGTTCCCTACAGCGATTGATGTTGCCGCCAAACAATACAACAACGCTCATGTGTTGATTGAGTTGAATGATATGGGTGAGGCTATCGCAAACTCTATGCATTCTGAGTTAGAGTATGGAAATATAATCAGCGTGAGTCACAAAGGGAGAAAGGGGCAAGTCGTAGATGGGGGGTTTGGTTCGGGTGGCAGTCAGTTGGGTGTGAGAACGAGTGAGCCTGTAAAGCGAATGGGGTGTTCTACTCTAAAGTCAATGATTGAGTCAAATAGATTGATTATTCAAGATTATGACACTATCAGAGAACTTTTCTCCTTTGTGGTAAGAAAAAACTCCTTTGAAGCAGAACCAGGTCACAACGACGATTTGGTGATGACATTGGTACTCTTTTCGTGGTTGTGTACTCAGCCATATTTCAAGGATATGACGAACATGAACATCAAGCATGAGATGTTCTCAGAGACAATCAAACAACTCGAAGATGATATGACCCCATTTGGATTTCTAGATGATGGTGATGATACTCCAGTTCCTGAGCGGGAGGCTGACGGATCGTTGTGGTACAAGGATGCCAAGGAAAAGTATGAGGAATGGCAATCTACCCGAAATCAATGGTCGTAATCTAAATCTCCAAAATCCTACATATCGTAGATTCATCGGGAGAACAAAATGAGCAGAATACCAATCCAACTAAGCCCAGGGGTGAACTTTTCAGAAATTGACCTCTCGACGGTTGTTCCTAATGTTGCAACAGCAACAGGAGCGATTGCGGGGGTTTTCCAATGGGGGCCAGCAGAAAAGATCGTCACCGTCACCTCGGAAGACCAACTCGTTGGTATTTTCGGTAAGCCTTTGCGCGAAGAAGACGGTATCGACTTCCATTGTGCAGCAAACTTCCTCCAATATAGCCGCGACCTCCGTGTAGTCCGTGTTGTTGGCAGCGACGAAAGCAACGCTAACACCGATGGAATCACCAACGCTCAATACCTAAACGAAGATGTCCTTGGTGCAGAATCGGCTCTTCCTGCGGCATTTTACGCGAAATATCCTGGTATTATGGGTAATTCACTCAAAGTCGTATTGATTGACGGTAATGGTGAAGCAGACCTAACTACAGGCACTACTGCTGCTGTCGCCACAAACACCATAAAGTTTACATCAATTCTTGGAGGCACAGCCGAAGAGAATGATAAGTTGATTTTCCAAACCGCAAATTTCTCGCAGACATTCTTGATTGAGTCTGCTACGGGCTTCACCGCCACGGTAAAGAACTTTGTCGCAAGCACAATTGCAAGCGGATCAACTGTCAAGTTCCGTAGTAAGTATTCAGATCTCTTCCAACTCGATGCCACGACAAGCACACAGGCTTTGAATCGTGGTGGATCTAACGACGAATTGAATGTCGTTGTCATTGACGAAGATGGCGATTTTACGGGTACGGATGGTGCAATCCTTGAAGTATTCCAAAATGTCTCCAAGGCATACGATGCTCGGGACAACGATGGTGCGCCAAACTATGTCTCTAGCGTGATAAACAATAACTCAAACTTTATTTGGGCTGCTGATCTAGAGCCACTTTGGGGAGGATCTGTCCCTCAAGCACTCACCACAGCCTTTGGAGATATCACCACAGGGTTTACTGCTGCCAATGTGTCTAAGTTCAGTCTAAGTGGTGCAACTGCCGCCGTGAGTAGCACAGCACGACTTTACATTGGTGGTTATAGCAAGTTCATTGACCGTGACAGCGTTGACATTTCTCTGCTCATCTCAGGTAGAGCAGATACAACCAATGTTAAGTTGCTTTCGGATCTTGTCAATGACCGTAAGGATTGCGTCTTGTTTGTGTCACCAAAACTCACTGATGTCCTCAATAAGACGCAATCACAAGCGACAAGTCTAATTCTTACGACTCGCAACAGCACTTATAACATTAACTCGTCATATTGTGTGATGGATAGTGGTTGGAAGTACATCTACGACAAGTACAATGATATGTTCCGCTACATTCCACTCAATCCTGATATTGCGGGGCTTTGTGCGAGAACCGAATTCAACACACAGAGTTGGTTCTCCCCTGCGGGTCTGAACCGTGGATTTATCAAGAATGTCATCAAGTTGGCATTCAATCCTGATCAAGGAGCAAGAGATATTCTTTATGTTGCAGGAATCAACCCTGTGGCTACCTTTAGTGGTGAAGGAACCCTACTCTACGGCGACAAGACCATGTTGAAGAAGCCAAGTGCCTTCGACAGAATCAATGTGCGTAGACTTTTCATCACCCTTGAAAAGGCTATTGCTACAGCATCTAAATACTCATTGTTCGAACTCAATGATGAATTTACTCGTTCACAGTTTAGAAATCTTGTTAATCCATATCTCCGTAATGTACAGGCTCAACGAGGTATCACCGATTTCCGTGTGGTGTGTGATGAAACCAACAATACTGCTCAAGTTATTGACAACAATCAGTTTGTGGCGGACATCTACATCAAACCAAATCGTAGCATCAACTTCATTCAATTGAACTTTATCGCGACTCGAACCGATAGCGCATTCACAGAGATCATCTAAGGAGAGATAATGGCTAATCCGATTCCAACTCAACTCAGTCCAGGCGTTAAGGTTTCAGAAGTAGACCTATCGCAATTTGTTCAACTCGAATCGTTAAATACTGCGGGTATGGTTGGTATTTTCAATTGGGGGCCAGGCTCGATTGCGACCTCTGTGAACTCAGAGAGTAATCTTGCCGCCATATTCGGTAAGCCAACACTCGATCCATCAGATTCCACAACAGAGTCAGACTTCTTTGCTGCCTCAAACTTCCTTCGATATTCAAACCACTTGAAGGTTATTCGTGTCATTCAAGCGGGTGATTCCAATGCCGCATCTGAAGATATTGGAGTTACAGGCATAAACAATTGTGACAATCGAATCATCAGTAACCACGAAGAATTTGTTCAACTTGGTGGATTCTCTGCATCAGCAGGTATTGAGTCATTGGCTCACTTTAGAGCGCGATACCCAGGAAACTTTGGTGACACCTTCAAGGTAGTTGTGTTTGACGGGGCTACAGGCGAAACCATCTTCACAGACACTGCGGGTCTTCAAGATTTCAATTTGTTTGGTGGTTATAACAATATCATAGGAATTTCTGGTGGAACATGCGGTTTCTCACTTACCGCAACTAGATCAAATACCATACTTTTTGATGACGGTTTGGGAAATGAGTTTGAACTAGAAGTGCCTGTAAGTATGGGTGCTACTTCAGGGATCATTAATTGGTACACAGTAACGGTTACCCCACCAAGTAATATGACACCAACAGAGTTTATTAACTCCTTCGGTAGCGAAGATAAGTTCAACCTTCTGTATGCAACAGGAACAACTACCGCAAATTATGCTCTGACAAATTCGGGAACTAACCCAAGCGGAAACAACTCGAATTGTTTTGCGGCTGATTTTAATTTTATTGGTGGAGGTGTTGGCTCTGAGGGAAGAAGTGTAAATCCTTTTTCAGAGTTTGCTGCCTCCCCAATCTCTCTCTTTGCTGCGGTATCGTCACTTAACGCAAGCGCGGTAGATATACTGTTCTTAGATGCCAACAATACTAACATGGGCGATTGGGTAATTGGACAGAGTACTGGCATTAGGCACACTTCAAACCCTAATGTAACTTCACTCATAAATAATATTTCACATTCCGCAACATCGGGTTCGGGTTTGCCAACGAACTTCAATCGGTCTATATTTAATCAAAGTCAAGCAGATACTCCATTCAATACTACTTCATTCTTCTTATACCGTAATGTTTGGGGATCAGGTATCGGCGCGGGGATATTTCCT